GTTCGCGACGAACTCGCGCTTCTGCACGCGCACCCTTGCGGCGCCCGACGGAGCAAATGACATAGCTCCTGCGCTGCACTGGTCAACACCATCCATGATTGAATTTTTCTGTATGGCATAATCGCCGCGGCCAGACAACTCGGAAATTGCGTTTCCTAGTGCTGCTCCGGGCATGCCCCCAATGGCTCCACCTATAGACTTGAATGTTCCACGAGGTATCTTCTTGAGTACGTGGTTGTCAACATATCTGGCTGCTTTTGTGAAGTAATTGCCACGACCGGCTATCCTTTGGGGCATAGCACGTGACATTGCTCTGTCCATGCGTGACTGTGCCACTCTTTCTTGTATAATTTTACCGGATACACGCTCTCCACGTGCCCTAGCTCTCTTTGCGATTTTCTGTGAATCGCTCATTTTTCTTTTCTCTCTGATGTATGGGATACCACTCAGAGGAATGGGACTGTACATCCTGTAATACTTAACGTCGACCCGTGCAGTCTCTTGACTTTCCGCTTTTCTGCTTAGTACTCTATACGTTTTAGGTCGTTAATTACAGAACCCCATTACCACATAATGTTCCAGTCGGTCGGACTGTCTCCGAACTCGACTTCGTCATAGAACTCCTCCATGATAACTTGCATGTGAGGCTCGATTCCTGTGGTCATGTAGAATTCAAGTCTGTCTTCACATGTGTAACTTATTGCAGCCAAATTTCGCCTGTCCACACCTTGTTTCATTACAGTGTAGTAGGTATAATTGTGTCCATACAGTATGGCTGTGTGCTTAGGCTTGAACCTTAACAACCCAGACAATCTAATAAGACATCTGTAGAAGTTATGGTACACAGGCACTCCACAATTGATGTGGCAACCACCCATGCCCACTGCAAACATACGATCAACATATTGATCGCTGCCACACAGCATCACACAATCTTTCTGCAAACATTCTGGACGACGTATCATCCTGTACGCACCACCTATACAAATCGGTGATGACTTACAAAACTCAACTTTGTTCAACTCCGTCACTTCTGAGTCCTCCACTTTCAAATGGAACCCATATTTGACTAATGTTGCTTGCAACTCTATCAGATCAATTGATTCATCACTGATAAAGCCAAAGTCGTCGCCACAATCCAATGGCTCAATTTCTATGTCGGGCAGCTCGTGTATCATGATCAAATTAATAATCACGTGTGCAGCACAAGCCGTCCATGGAGACCCATCGTTCAGCATTTCTGGCACCTCAGCGACAACACGATGTAAAGTTCCGTCTTCATCTGGAACTTGACACACGCACTTACGCTTCTTAGGCCTCAATGCTTCAAAAGCGCCCGGTAGCACTTTATCGATAGCTTCAGCAACGAATTCTAGAGAGTCTTTTGATGCGTGCTGTGAAAATCTTGAACAGTCTAAGCTGGTATACTTCCTACCAGCATTAAATCTCGCCCATTTCTTAGCCACTATTACTCCCCACTCAAAAGGATTGAGCCCTTTACTGCACACTGGGTACTCGACATTCCTGTGTTTATACCACAGTTGATCAAGTGCCCTATATAGTGACAGATGCCCACCCTCCTCATAGCTCTTTACATAAACTCCTTGCTTAATTATCTCCTCTTCATGATTTGGGTTAATCATCCTAGGCACTCCACTTTGCTCCCTCTGAAACTTAGTGAACCCTTTGATGTTTTCCCACAGATCATCATGAAAATGCCTGTACATGTTCTCGAGTGCTAACCGATAACACTTACGCCTATGTACAGGCATCGCTTCGACACATTCATCCATTGAAATAAGTCTTCTATCACCTAAATGAAGGGCCAGGTCCTCCATCAGGTAATTTAATTTGTTAAAAATTCCTGGCATAGGTTTGATCACACGGCTGTAACCATCCCCATAATTTACGATGAAACACCGCAGTACTAAAGCCTCTAGAGTATTAGACAACGAAGCGCTATAGGTCGTGTAACCAGCTGTAAT